CACCGACACTTAATGCTCTTACATAGTACTTTTCGCCAAGAATTTCAATTTCGGTTACTTTAGGTTTATGCTTCAACAATTTGTTTCTCAAATCCATTGTATTTACCCTATTTTATGGTTAAAATTTACTCGCAGGTAAACTTCTCCTGCATTAAAGGTTAATCAAATAATTAAAGCCAAGAGCCGATCACTCTTGGCTTTTTTTTATTATTAAGCTACAGGTAAATGGTACTCCTGTTTTGTATGCTTAATAGTCGCACCGCTTTCAAATTTACCCATAGTTTCACCGGAGTAACCATTGCCAGATTTGAAATAACCAGTGCCATACATCGTGCCTTGATCATTTGGGAAAACTAAACGGAAAGGGAACTTCGATTTCGAAAAGAATTTTTTACGGCATAATTTTTGCATTTCGGATGTTGGCGCAGTAAAGAACTTCATCTGAGTCTCACCGTACTCAAACTCACCTGCTTCGGTGGCTTTGCCATCATCACACATGGTAGTCACATCTTCTTCGGTCAATGTATCTTCGCTACGCTCTAAATTTCGGAGCTCACAGAAATTATTTGACCATTTCACTAATGCCGCTTTAGCATCAGTAAATACTGTTGGTTGATCATACGCTGACCAATCAACTTCATCGGCCAATGTGATTACATCTGCCGCAACAGATTTAACTGGATAATATCCATCTAGTGCACCCAAGCCGGTAACTAAGACACAATCACCAGTTTTGAATCCGCTTGATGGGACAGTAATTGTTGCATTTGGTGTTACAGCACAAGCTGTAATTTTCTTACCGACATCTTCGGATGTGCCAATATAAAACCGTGTTTTTTGGAACGGTGTGGTTTTTGCTGCCATGTTTTATTCTCCATAAGCAATTTGATAAGTTATTACCCGACGATGTAATTTTGTATCGGGTTCGTAGTCGCTGAAATCACTTTCTCTCTCGGCATAATCAAATGCCGTTTCAAGTGCGGTAAAAATAGCCTTTCGCAGAGCGAAAATGTCATCAGGATTTTTGCTATAAACATCAATCTGCACCGTGAAATCATCCAAATCCCCATCTTCCAACGCTGAATTTGGTGATATTGTTGGGAATTGATATACGATGACTGGATAGGTACTATTTGTTTCAGGGATCAACCCATAAAAACAACGACCTGACACCAGTGGATTTAGAGCATTAAAGAGTTTCTTTTGAATCATTTACCAGCCTCTCTAAAAATGTTATTGCGCAGATTATTAATAATTTCTCGCGATACTTGATTTTTTTTAGTTGAGAATGCTGGACGCAAAAACGGTCTGGCTTGCATTTTTGATGTTCCAAACTCTATAAATCGCCAGTAATAAGGATCGTTAGGGTTTTTAGCGCCACCTTTACCTGTTTTAACTTTAAAGTTTTCAATAGTTTTACTTCGAAGTTTTCGAACATAGATTTTAGATCGGACATTTCCGAACTTATCAACCTTTGTACTTTCAAGTATGGCTCTTTTTAAAGTGCCACGTTTCCGATGGGGTACTTTCTCTTGTAAAGTTGGTGCATTGGCTCTTGCCTTATCCCTAATAATCACAGCACCTTTTCGCATTGAGTCAACAGAAATACGACCTTTTGTTTTCTTTCCAAGGTCATTCATTTTTTTCCCTAACTCTTTAAGACCAGTAACTTTCACAGTCAGATTAGACATTACCTATCTCCTTACACATAAGCTGTAAAGACACGTCACGCTCTTGAGTATTAAGCACGGAAAGAATTTCAAATTCTCTTTTTCCAAACTTAACCTTCATTGTGGGTTTAATGCCATCTATATGACGTAACCATATTTGAGTGGTAACTTCAGACTGTACTTGCTGGGCTGAAAAATACTCTCGACCTGATAACGGTCTAACATCAGCCCAAACAGTAGCTACTCTCTTCCATGTTTGAGCGGTTGCACCATAATCATTCACTTCATTAACTTGTCTCAACAAAGTAATTCTGTGACGTAGCTTTCCTATATTCATCTTAATCACCTACACATCTATAAAACGATAACGCTCAATGATGGCTTTAACAGTTGGAGGTAAATCAAAGTTTGTTACACCTTGCCCTTCGTTCCATCCACCACGGTTTTCATATAGGTAAGCGATCAGCATTAATATAGCTATTTTCAAATCACCAGTGATTTCTTGTGCATTAATCGGTTTTTCTTCGGGCAATGTATTAAAAAGCACTCTATTCGTGTGGTTCTCAACCATCGCCTTTGCTGCAACTAGATAGGCTGACAACAAATCATCTTCCTCATCATTATCAATGCGACATTGCAACTTAATTTCGTCTAGTGTGATTTCCATTCATCCCCCAAATAAAAAATGCGGCCATTTCTGACCGCACTTTTACCTATTTACCTGTTAATGCTTTAATTGCTGACACATCTTCGAGTACGCAGTCAAAGCGATGGAACGCTAAGAAACCTACTTGGTCGAACTCTGCGTAACGTTCCACTAAACGACGCAATGTCATACCTGATACGCGACGAATGATGAAACGGCTGAAATCACCAAAGTAAGCAAATTTCTTACCTGAACCAATATCTTCGATGCCTTGGTCAATCACATATTGATGGCCTAAGATGGTTGCAGGCGCTACGCCAGCCACATCAGGCAACCATAACGGACGTTTTTGTCCATCCACCATTTCTTTCAATGTTTTTAACGTGTTATCGTTGAAAGCAAGGCGAGTATTGCCAACATTGCGGTAAGCAGGATCTACCGAGTGGATTAATGCGTTAAAATCTTGCCATGCAACGGCAGCGGCTGCCGCTTGGGTTACACCAGTAACTGCAGTTTGTAAGCCTTTAGGTTGCGCAGGAGAGCCAACGCCAGTACCTTGGATTAAGTATTTGGCTTCTGCACGGCCAATACGTTCTGCAATTCGACGAGATAAATACTCTTCGATATCCACACCTGAATCTTGTAACAATTCGTTTGATACGCGGATAATTTTTGATGAGAGTTTTTTCGCACCAAGCTCAGCTGTGCCAAATTCAGTATCTAGTTCAGTTGCTGCCGCATTTTCACCAATTAATTCACCTTCTTCAGCAGTGCCGTTTGCAGTTGCCCAAGTAATAACGCGACCGTCTGCAGTGTTAAGAATTTGAGCAACGCTTGCAATACCACCAAAGGCTTTCATTTGTTCAGCAATACGAGCCTGCATTTCTTTAGGTACGGTGTAACCACCTTTATTGTCCGTGCCAGCCGCTTGCGCACGAAGTTCTGCCATAACTTGACGTTCTTCTTGGCTTAATTCGCCTAAGCCACGACGTAAGAACGAATTAAATGCTTGGGAACGTTTAACTTCTACATCAATAACTGGTTTTGATTCAGTTTCAATTTGACGTTGCTCTTCAACAAATAAAGCATCCGTTGATCGTAATGATTCTTCACGCTCAATTTGTGATTCAACACCGCCTAACTCGGATTTCATTGAATCCCACTTAGTACGTTGTTCTTCAGTCCATGTTTTTTCGCCAATTTCATCATTCAATTGACGCATTTGAGCCGCGATATTACGACGTTTTTCTTGAAGTTCATGTAATTTAGCCATGATTTTTCCTCTTTTTTAAATGAAAAAAGCCGCATTATTGCGGCTCGTATTGATAAAAATTACTTTTATTTAGCGCTAAGCAAGCTTAAAAAACGCTCACGTGCGGCTTTTTGTGATACCGCTTTAGCAATTGTTCCTGAGTCTCGAGCTTCTTTCCACGCTTCAAGAGATCTAGCTGTACTGCTCGCTTCTTGGTAAGCGGGGTAAGTCACTGGACTGACGTCATAAAGACGCGAGATTTTATGAATCTCACGAATGATTACACCATCATCATTTTCATACCATTCATCTCCATTACGTGCGATCTTAAACGCAAAGGATGATTGAGTAATATCACCGCGTTTTAGCGGTGCAATAACTAAATCTCGAATAGTTGGATTATCTGGTGCAATAATGTCGTATTTAAGGCCAGTTTCATCAACTGATAGACTCAACGTGCCCGCTTTACTGCGCCCTAGAATGAAATTTGGATCGTGATTAAACAACCCACGCACATCATCTTCAAGCACATCATCAAATGCACCTGGCATAATGATTTCGCGAAAACCCCACATTACTTCAGACATAGTGTTGAACACGGAACCATAACCGATAATGTGCGTAGGCTCATTATCTCGGCTTTCCGCTCGCACTTCGCCTGCGTAGGAGCGCTTTTCTACATCACTCATTTGTGTTCTCCGTTTGTTTATTATTTGCTTGTTTTGCCGCATTCACGCTGACTAGCATTTCATCCAGTCCATCAACCGGATTCATATCTTCAAGCTGACGAGCTTCGTTTCTCGACATCCAACCATCAGTGATGGCTGCATGGTAGAACGTTGCGCGCTCACCTGCAGTACCACGCATAATTCCAGCAAGATTAAACTTCACGAAGTAACCCGCTTTACGCTCTGCTTCGGTAAAGATTTTTCGGTTTAGTTCCTGTTCCCAATTGACAACCCATGGCATCACGCTGAATCGAATAAACTGGATTGTCTGTTCTGAGATGTTGGAAAATGTCGCTTTCTCCAAATCGTTGATCATGTGTGCTGGAACATTAAAAATACCAGCAATCTCTGAACGATTAAGCTTCATCATCGAAAGAAGCTCAGTATCGACTGGTGACACGGTCAAAGCCTTGTAATCAAGCTCAGCAGGAAGTAATATTGTTTTATTTTCTTCACTTCTCAGCTTTTCTTGTGCGGTTTGCCACATTTTTTTAAAGTTTTCCCACGCATTGCTATTCAGCGGTGTCTTAACCGAAAGAATACCTGCAGGACGAGCATTTCCACCGAAGAAACCGCTAGCAAATTTTCGAGCATCTAACCCCAAGCCAATCGTCTCAGCATGAGTTTGAATGACTGATTTACCTGTTTTTATTGATGGCCCGAGTGACTTAATGTGTAAAATATCATCGGGAGACATGCTCATTGTCTTATCGTCACCGTAGTAAGCATAAACATAGCGACTTCCGTTTTTAAGCAACTGCACTTTCCACGGCTCTAACGATTCAAGCGAGACAACTTCACCGTTTTTATTACGAACAATATGGATATAAGCATTTCCATACAATAAAACAGAACTTTGTGCATATTCACGCAATTTATAAGATGTCTGCCAATCGTTAGGACTATCATGTAGCAGGTAATATGCCGGATGATCTTTTACTGTTTCTACTTTGTCTCCACTCTTACACTTAACGTGTAGCGGTAATTGTGCGACCGAACTCGACAACACGTAAACGCAAGCATAAACAGCAGATAACTTCATCGCCAAATCAGGACTAACTGATTTAGTCGGCTGCATTCCGAATATCTCTTCGTAAGCTGATTCAGCACTTAATGGCACCGCTGGATTTTCCAGTGAACGAGTGCTAAATAATTTATCAAAAATCATTGTTTACCTCTCGATGCCAAAATAGTTAAAAGCAGTAATAATGCCCCAATACCAATTAATGCAATATCTGCCCCATATTTGAGATACACTCCATAAGACATCAAGCCAAAGCCTGTTAGACCTAAAAGATCTAAAATGACAGTTCTCATAGTTCTAATACCTCATTCGGGAAAAAGTTTTCATCATCAGTGCTCAACATAATGCGACCGATTGCCATCATTAGAGCCACCGCTCCGTCTATTTTATTTTCTGGAATTTCTTTAATTGGGCGCACTACATCATCATTTCCTGGAACCGTCTTTCCAACCACGTTACCAATACACCACGTCATAATTGGATTACCGTCATGATGGAAACGACCTGATTCAATTGCCGCTTCCAATTCTTTCATTGGGTCGGATAAGTTGGTGTAGTTTTGTGTAATGGTTATAGGGTTCAGTCCTTCATCAGCTAAGTTATGGCTGATTGCTATCGCTCCATGCGGGTCAATTGCAACACAGGAAACTCTATGTTCTTGATTGGTATCTTTGATGACTTCTTCTATCTCTCGATAATCAACTTCCGCACCATCTGTTGCAGTCAAATGTCCACTGTTTACCCATTTTTGATATTTGTCCACCACTCGTTTTAAAGCGGTATCTGTGTTATAGATAGTATCTTCCGGAACGAAGAATTCTGGAGCAATACAATAATAATGCCGCTTACCATCAATAACCCGAGCAAACACTTTAACAAGCGAGTTCATATCAAGCTTACGCGCCATATCAAGGCCAAGCACAACATCATCATCTTGGAAATCTTCAAGTGATAATGTTTCATCCTTGCAGTTTTCCCAGCTCACCATGTTGAAATAGCTTTCTTTAGCTGACACCCATACATTCAAGTGTTTAGTTTTGAAGGTATTAGTAAGGCGTGCATTATTAATTGCCTTGTTTTGCTGACTAATTAGGTAATCGCCATACACTGACACATCAAAGTTTGGATTCGCTTTACGTAATACGCTTTCATCTGTCCAATCATCATCTTCATCAATTGTATAGATGATCCCAAATAGCTCATCATTAGGAATTGCACCGGATAATTTTTCAATTACTTCTCTGCGTTTGTCGTAACAAGGACCTTCGATGTTATAACCTGCAGTCGTAATGATAAACATAAGCGGTTGTTTACGCGCACCCATACCAGTCAACATTGTGGTATATAGCTCATCATTCTTATGCTCATGGTATTCGTCCACTATCGCACAACTAGGCGATGCACCATCACCAGGTGAACCGATAAGCGGTTCAAAACGAGAACCATCAGCAGGACGGTTTAAGTTAGAGGCATTAACTTCAATACCAAAAGTCGAGCAAAGAAGATCGGTTTTCTTACACATCAATCGAGCAGGACGGAAAACTTCCCATGCTTGTTTTTCTGTGGTCGCGCCTGAATAAACTTCAGCGCCAAACTCATTATCCATGCAGAACATATACAAGCCGACACCAGCAGAAATAGCTGATTTACCGTTTTTGCGGGGTACTTCAACATAAACTTCACGGTAACGACGCAGATTGTCGCTTTTACGCAACCACCCAAAAGTATTTGCCATAATGAAGAGTTGCCACGGTTCAAGCGTGATATTTTGTCGTTTTGATGCCCACTCGCCTTTTGTGTGTGGCAGATATTGAATGAATTTGCACGCTTTTTCGGCCTTAACTTCATCAAAATAATAAGGAAATTTAACCGCACTTTGCTTTTCTAAATCATCAATGAATTGCTGACAGGTTTTTACAATAAATCGGCAAGCTGGAATTTTGCCAGCAATAACATCTTTGGCATATTTAATTGCCTTTTTTACATTATCTGTCATTGCATTAACTCCGCGAATGGATTGTGATTTTGCTCATCTACCTTACCTATCAATCGTTGTCGACTGCTTGGGTCAAGTCCGAGCAACGCTCCGAATGTAGTCATCTGTTTCAACGCTTCATTCAAAACAGTAAAAGCAGGATTTTTCGATAATCCACCATTCCCGTTCTCAACAAACGTGCCGTATTTTTCAACATCTTTACAAGCACGATTACGATTCTGATATGCAATGCAATAGTTTGTCACTACTTCAAGATCGGTTTGGAGTAGAACTCCTTGGGATAGTAATTCTTTTAGAATAAAGGCCCACATTTTTTTACCATCAGTATTAAGCTGAGATGGCGGTGGGGTGTTTTCGTTAAACGGACTGAACTCAGGCTCGTCTTTATTTAATTTTCTTTTACCGGGGTTGCCGCGACGCTCTTTCACTTTCGTCGGAGTGGGCTTTCTTCCTCGCCCCGGCGTTGTTGCTATTCCTGTCATTTGGCGTTTACCCTAAATTTTTAATTTCGCGGTTGTAAAAATAGAGTTAGGTGGGCGGTTTCGATAGGCAAAACCTATAGAGATTTTACCACCCCCTCCCCTTACAAAAACAACCGCACTTTAAACACTATTTCAAGCGTTCTCGCGCTGTTTTGAATTTATGGCATGAATTACATAAACTTTGTAGGTTAGTTAAGTCATCGCTACCACCGTGAGCCTTAGGCGTTATATGGTCAACAGTTGTAGCTGTTACAAACAGACCTTGCTTTAAACACTCTTGGCACAGATAGTTGTCTCGCACTAACACAACTGATCTTATTTTTCTCCATTGAGCTCCATAACCACGCTGAGACGATGTCTTTCCTTTCTGATGTCTTTGCCAACCACAACCTTGATGTTCATCACAATAACCATTGCTGTTGATTGTTGTATTCTTACAACCTTGCTTTCTGCATG